CTTACACAGCAATTTGGGACTTAAAAGACTCAAATGTTTTTGAGTTTGAGGTGCCCTATGTGTCACCGTTCTTGTGGAATGGGATAAACTCTTCCACAGGTGGTGTTACTATGACGGTACTTGATCCTCTCATCGCCAACGGTGAGGTTTCGAACACCATAAATTGCCTAGTAGAGATCGCTGCTGCCGATGACTTTGAGTTTGCGGTGCCGCGGTGCCCCGCCATCACTGTCGCCATGGATTCGACTTCCGAATTTATTGCCATTACCACTCAGTCAGGCGGTCCTGATCCCGATCCTGGCATAGTGTTTCCTGACCCACCACCAGTTATTGAACCCCAAGCTGGTATGCCAGTGGCAAATAACAAGGACACCAAGGAGTACACGGTTGGTGAGGCTTTTACCAGCGTCAAGCAAATTCTGATGATGCCTACGCAAGCGACTTGGTCGGCAACGGGTGTGGCTAAGTGCAACTTGCCCTTCTTCTGTTACCTCCCATATGTTGGCTTGGAGCGCACTATTGCGTCTATAAGTAGTGACACATATTGGATAAGCAACCGCGCTGGCTTGGCTGCCACGTGCTTCGCCTTCTGGCAGGGTTCAACTAGTTATGACGTGTATTTGCCTGCTGGCAAAAAGGCTGGAAATAATTTCTATGTCCGAGCCTCCTATGCTCCAGGCGATGGTGGCGACAATACTAGTTTCAGTGTTTCAACGTATAGTAATACTTACAATGATAATGGCTTGAAAATTCTTACTGTTGGTGATGCTTTACATTTCCAGGCACCTGCTTATTCTTTCAACGCCCGCAACAGTTGGCGCAACACATGGAAGACCACAGGCTTTTCGACACGCAATTTCACACCTTTTGGATCAATGCTGATTAATGATAACACTTTTGCTGTTCCCAATTTGGCTATTGTTCCGTCTGAAACTGGTGCTACCTACCCGGTTAGCGTTTCTCTGTCTGGTGGAGATGATGCTAAGGTGGGTTGTTACATTGGGCCACCACCTATACGCTTGTATAAGGGCTCAGACGCTGGCATCACTGGGCTTTATGCAGGCCGAGGTGCCTTGCTTAGCATGGTTTGAGCAAACGCTCCCCTAGCGTAAAAGGGCGGTATACCATCGTTAAAAACATTGTAGCTTACGAGAGTAATCGTGCAGGTTACCCCTGCGCCGGGACTCTCGTGGGCTCACCAGTGCTCGAATTGAGTAGGGCATAATGGTGTGGGCAGCTTACGAGCTGCTCAAGTTCAGAAGAACACATAGGCCGAGTTTAAACT